GTGTATGCAGCGCCAACTTTAGTATCTAGCTGCGTTTGTATTGCGCTTGTTACGCCATTTAAGTAACCTATTTCTGTGTCGGATACGTTTGTTACAACCGCTTGCTTTGCGTCTAGCTGCGTTTGAATAGCAGAGGTTACACCGTCAACGTAGCCAAGTTCAGTGGCCGTCAACGTTGCAGGTACTCCATCTAACGTATTTATCTCAGTTGCATTAGCCGTAATGCTTAGATCAGATAGCTGCTTAACAAGTGGATGACCACCTGCCGTTGAGCCATCGTGGACAACCACCGTGTCCTTGTCAGTATCAACTGTGATCTCGCCGACAACGCCAGTAAAAGAGCTATGCTGCGAAGTTGTGCCGCGTCTGAATTGTACTTGCTTTGCCATTATGCAACGCTCCCATAATCATCTATGTTATCAACTGTGCCAGTAATCAGGCCGTAATCTTCATCGAGAAATAAGTCTGCGGCAGTTGCCGAAATAAATACAACCGCAGATCCGCTTAAAGTTATCGCATTATTGCTATTATTACTTTCGCTTACAGTGCGAGAAAGCGTCGTGCCGCTCGCCGTGTAAACGCCCGAGCCTATCTCAAAGTTATTACCATCCTCAATTACGTATCTAACAGTGTCGCCATTTGATACGCCTGCGTCTGTAAATGTTTGAAATCCTACCGAGGCTGACCCTAAAGTAATAGTTCCAGTGCCGGTTGTGCTCGTCGTCATCTTGGCTCTGTTAACTAACTTAACCATGTGTCACCTATGATGGGTCAGGGATTTCAACGTCAAATGCTGCAATCGTAAATGAGTTGCCTGATGTTACGCTTTGAGATGTGGATAGAGCCCCCGTGGCTAAAAGCCTTGTTGCCGAGACGTCTACTATGGCAAAATGAGTTGCGGTTCCAGTTCCAGTTACCGAGCCATCAGTTATAGCTCCTGCCCTAACTTTGCGGCCAGATGTGTCTCCATCTTCTGGAGCGCCAAACGCCAAGGATGTTGAGTTGCCAAGCGTGTAGGTGCTAGTCGCCCCTGCATACGTGGTGGCTTCTTGTGATGTAATATCAATGCGGTCTGCCTCGGTATCTAACTTAGCGAGCGCAGCGTCCAAAACATAATCTGAAATACTTGCCATTTTGACTCCTATGAATAACTGTTAATTTGCATACGCAGCCCCGAGCCGCCATATTTAGCTTTATCGTTGTTGCCGTTTATACCACCTATTGCGCTTTGATACAATGCTGTCCAAGTTTGAGCTCGGGCGTCATCGACCAAATATGGGGCGCTATGAATTAAAGATCCATATAGGTAAGTATCTGGGAAATACTGCAATATCCAATTAGAAGTATTGCTGTCGCTTAAAGTTGCAGTTCGAGCGTAGTAGTAAAGCTCACCGGTATACGTTGTGTCTGGCTTTGGCCAAACCTCTATTTGCCCTGAGATAACTGCGTAATACTGTGGGCGCCCAGTTGAGTCAGAGTTTTCGTTTCTTTTCTTTTGCAGAAATAAAGGCGTTGCTAGTTCTATTGGCCGCTCGTCTACGTCTAAATGAAATCTTACGGCCTCCATAAAATCAGAAGGCAGAGCTGTATATCTCGTGTCAATAGTAGCGGTGGCTCTTTGCTCCATACGCCAGTGTCTTATTCTGCGATCCATATCTGCTTCATTAAGAGCGATAAAGTCAGGTATTACGCTTGTTAAGTCATCTCTGTTTAGCCAGTTGGCTATAGATGCCTTGAGCTCAGAGTAGGTTGTAATGCTCATAATGTGCCTGCCCTTGTCCTAAATACTTGTTGCTCACTGTCGTTTAACCACTTACGCATCGCCTTCGGATCATCTGCAATCCCCTGACGCTTAAGCTCATAGTACACTGTAAGAGGCAATGACGCTACTTTATTAACGTCTTTGTATCTATTCGGCGTCTCTTTGTACTCGTTTTTATTTCTTTCGGCGATTGCGGAGACATCTTGCTTTGTCTCAACGACATACTCGCCCTTATCAGTTACGTGCCAATATTTGGTTATTCCAGTTGCAGGATCTCGGTCAAATAATCGCTTCATTTTGCACTCCAAATAAGTGGGGCGACTAATGCCGCCCCAAATGTATTATGATGTTGCTAGGTCAAAGACGCCGGCGTGGGCAGCCTCATTGAGAACCTCTAGTCCGGCTTCGACGATAATCATGCGTTTCTCAGCGTCACCGGTTTTGGCAAGTTCGACCTGTTGGATAGGTCGTAGCGTAGCTACAGCCGCATATTCTGGGTCTAAAAATAGGGCGTCTCTGTCCCTACTAAACCTGTTACAAACCACGTTTAGCGTCCCGAAATCTGACATGTAGACATCAGCCGTTCCGATAATTGTTGTCGGGCTATCACTTGGAGCCTGATAACGCTGCGCCGCAATACCTGCAAAACTTGACACAACGGTTTTGTTGTGAGGCCCAACCATCAAAATGCTTGGCTCACCACCGGCTGTAAATGCAGACTGCATTGCAGTTTTTAACATAGCCTCAGTAAATGCAGCTTGCGTACCGTCTGTACGAGCGTCACTACCGTCACCAGTTGGCGATGCGCCACCTGATCCAAACACGTCGTTAGTAGCAATCCAAGCACCAATGCCGCCAGTTTCCCGTGCGGTTGAACTATTGCCGGCCACCTGAGCATTGTTATCGGTTAAAACAGCCTCTAAATCGCGCTTAATTTCCTTGCCGCGCTTAGCCATTTGATATGCTAACTCATCATTCCGGCCGGCCAAATCTTGCGCTGCTAGGTTGTCAGCTACAATCAATGTACGACGTAAAATATGCGTATAGTTACCGACGCGAGTGGTGGCTGCCGTAGCACTGAAAGATCCTACGTCATCCCCATCTATGTTTGCGGTTTTACTCACGGCGTTTAAGCTGTCAGTTTGCCATTCAAAATAAGTATTGGATACTGATTTAGACCCAACATTACTTTGAAAAGGCGTGGTTTCGGGAGCGATGCTTGAAATAACATCACTTAGTGATTCACGAATACCTTTGGCATCAAAGGACGTGAAAGTATTTGTTACAATAGCCATTATAAATCTCCTATAGTAAGGCCTTTATTGCTAAAGCCGCGTCTTGTATGCGGCCGGATTGTTTTGCGTTCTGAATCGCTTTTTGTGCATCTGACTTAGGTCTAGGCTGTGACGCTTTTGAGCCGCTTCTTAATGTCTTGGCGCGTGCTTTTTTCGGCTTGGCCTTTGCCGCAGTAACTCGCGTTTCTCCTCGATCATATAGCATGGCTTTCCTTGCTAACTTCACAAGCGTGGCATTTGTCAAACCGCCAATGTCCTGCTCGGTAAATCCTTCGCCAAGTAGAAAGTCCCGTATCTGGGTTGCTTCCTGCGCCGCAACTTTACTGTCGCGCCACTCGGGTATGACTTCCGGCAGTATTTCGCGTTGCTGAGAAACATACTGCTCCTGCATTTGCTGCATCTTTTCTTGCTGCAACTTTTGCAATCGCTGTTGCTCGGCTTGGACGGCCTGCATCTGAGCTTCACGCTCGTCTTGCTGCTTCCGCCACTGACGTTCTGCCTTCGCTGCCATCGTGGGGTCTGTGTCGTACAGTGTGTCCCAATCAGGCTCCTGCTCCTTTTGCTCAAGCCGTTGCTGCAAAGCAGGCAACATCTGAGCATATTGTGCACGTTCACGCTCGATTTCGGAGTATTGCGCTTCTAGCGTTTTACGCTGTTCTGCCAATTCCTGCGTCTTACGTGTGTAATCTCTCTGCCTTAGATTAGCTGCTTTCAGCTCTTCAACGGTTATCTCTTCACCATCGACCTCTACTATGGCCCCTAGTATATCGAAGGATTCGTCTTCCGAACTTTCTGCATCTTCCTCGACTTCGAGCTCCTCCTCAGATCCTTCGACAACTGAATTATCTTCCTCAGTTGCCTCCATCTCCTCAGAGGCTTCAGCCTCCTCCACTATTTCTTCAGTGGTTTCGGCCTCAAGCGCATCAGTTGCCGCAGCGTTATCCTCTTCGGGCGCAAGCATGGCTCTGATTGCATTTTGAGCACTGTACAGGTCAGTCCCTTGTGGGTTGCTGTTTTCTGCCATCTCATTAACTCCATATTATGGGCTTATTTTGTTTTAATTTCAATAGCCCCGTTATCTACCATTGCACGCAGCGATTGGCGTACCATTTCGACGCCGCGTAATTTCATGTAAATAGCCTCTCGGCTATCACTATCACTGGCCTCAGTTAACTTAAACTCAAACCAACAATCCTGCTCGATCTCCTGTAAAAATCTTTTGAGATCTGTGTCCGAAAGAAGGCGCTCCGCCTCCCTGCCGTCATCTATAATTTGCTGTTTAGTCTTCACGCGCAGCCTCTTTTATTACGTCGGCTTGCGCCTTCATAACTTCTCGATTAATCGCCAGATCAGATCTGATCTGCTCGACGTTAAGTTGCGTGCCGTACTTAGCTTTCATTTCTTCCGCTTTAACAAATAGCTCCGCCTCTAGCTCATCACGCTTGCGATCATCCTCAAGTCTAAACTTCTCACGCTCCATTTGCAGCTCGGCAGCTTTTTTCTGAATATCCGCCTGTATTTGCTGTATCTGCACTTGGATAAGTTGCTCGTTAATATCTGGCTTTTTATCTTGAGGCGGTGGTTGGAACTGCGCCGGATCGCCCCAAAACTGTGAGGTGTCTTTAAATCCTGCTATTTCTGTCATAGATTTCAATGTGTTAGACAACTTCTGCATATCGGTAAGTGG